TTTTCCATATAGCTTCTGATTCGGCTTTTGTAATGCCGTTTCTTTCTCCTCCGCCTGGGAATACTAATACTTTGTTAATTTTTTCAACTTTACCTTTTTTACCAGAAAGAGAAGATGTACCTGCATCTTTATAATTATCTTTATTATACACTTGACCACCATGAGAACCGTTAAGTAGACTCTTAACGACTTCAAAATGCCCTCTATGAGGTGGTTTAAATGCTCCTGGGTATAGTGCTATCATAAGAATGCTTGTACTTTTTGATCTATTTCTTTTGGAGATGAATGTTTTAATAGCTCTTGAAATTTAGGGCTGAATAACATATCTGCAATACTAGCGATAACCTCATCACTTGTAGTGTCAGTTTTAGCTTTTTTCTCTCTATATTTCTTAACTTCGTCTTTTAATTTATCTGCTCCAGGTCCTGCTCCAATCTTTCTATATGACTTTAGGAATGCTTGTTTAACCGCTTTGTCTTCAGATCTATTATCTTTATTCCAATCTACCTGTGCTGCTTCTTTATTAAATTCTTGTTCTTCTTGATCTGTCCATTCTACTTCCTTAAAGAAAGAACTTTTACCTGCTCCTGTTTTTTCATTGTATCTTTTAAGAAAGTCTCTTATCCCGTTAACTCCGTTTTTTGCTGCTAGGTTGAACCCTTCTATTTCTTTTGCAAATTCTTTTCTTTCGTTAACAAATATAGAAAAGTTACCTTTTGTCTTCTTACTAAAGTCAGCTATTTTAGCATAAGCATTTCGCCAAGTCGAAAATACTGCTACTGCAGGTACGTTTCTACCTCTTTGAAAATTAGATATGTAAGATACCATTGGGTGAGTGTATACTAATACCATATATACATCGTAACCTAACTTAATAAGCTTATCTAAATTTTCATCAAAACCTTTTCCAGAAGCTGTTGTATCCCAAACAAAGCTAATTTTTTCGTCTGCTGCTGCTGCTACGTCCTTGTTGACTTGTATTGACGCTGGTCCTAGTCCTTTGGGGTTGACTGGATCCTCCACGTATTTGTCTGGGTTGAACTGTGTTAGGCTGTCTAACCCTAACTGGTTGAGTAGGTATGACTTGCCTGATCCTGCTCCCCCTGCCATTATTACGGCTTTCGGTTTGTTGCGGCCTTCTAGGATTAATGTTGATAGTTTCATTTGATCTTTCATTACTTATTATTCTTACTCTTGGTACTGTATTGTCATCTTGTAGTCTTTGACCTCTTCTACCCTTTACTCTTACTCTTGTAGGTCTTTCGTTACGGATTCTTGGAGTATTGGGTCTTTCTCTTGGCTGTATAATTCCAGGTAGTCTTGGTCGCGGTTGAATCGTCGGTCTAATATACGGGCTATAATTATTGAAATTGCCACCATACATCCAATCATTATATTGCCAGTGCCTATTACCCCAGCCATATCCATAATTTCCTCTACCCCAATATGGATAGTTCCAACTACCCCAGTTCCATCGGTTGCCCCATGTATATTGATCGTAGTTGTACCAACTGTTCCAGAAGTAGCTATTAAATCCATATCCGATATAATTATAACTCCATCCGTTAAACTGGTCATATACCGGGATGTTAAAACTGTTAAAGCTTCTATCATAAGTTCTTAATCTATAATCATCAAAATCATAAACAGTCGCATTCTGCGGTTCATAGTTTAATGTTCTTAGTTGTAACTCTAGAGAGCCACAGCTTACTAAAGATACGAAAATTAAAGCAGATATGCAAAGTTTTNTCATAGTTTTAATGTCGTAGGGTAACTATTATAAATAGGTTCAGTATTAGGGTTCTCTAATGAATAGAGCTTGTAGATCATTTTAAACAGTTCGAAGTTTTCATCTATATCATCTATCTGTAAGACTTTCCATCCTTTACCCTGTATTACATTCTTTTGTTTTGAAGGCCCTCTTGATTGAGCTTTCAACCAAATTATACCTGTACGCTGTATTTTAATACCTTTAGACTCTTCTAACGCCTTAGCATATGAAGCTAACTGAAGATCAAATGATTTATGTACGCTGTTAGATGTTTTAATATCTAGTAACCAAACTTCACCGTTCATCTTAACTACTAAGTCAGCTGTTCCTGCATACTTATGTTCATCTGACCAAACAAAGTCTTCAGCAGATATAAGTTCTGGTTTATGAGTTTTCCAAAAGTCAGCAAACTTTAAGATCATTTCCCAAACGATCTGAGAGTATTTAGCATTGCCGTAATCATCCATCCAAGTGATCTCTTCTCCTAAAACTAGCTTTTCAGCTGCTTCATGTACCTGTGTACCTTGCTTACCTGCTCTACGCATAATAAGATCAGCGTTATGCCCAACGTCCTTCATCCATGATTCGAAGAACTTATTCTTGGGCATATATTGGAGTATTGTAGTTACGGACGGGTAATATACTCCATCGCCTCTCTTATAGACTCTACGGTCTAAAAAATTAATTTGCTTTAAGTCTGGGTTAAAGTCTAATCTTTTCTTCTCGTTTTGTTCGAGAATGTTCATTCCTTGTTTAATCAAAATACTTAAATTATGGGTGTTAATATAGTAGGTACATCTCTAAGAAATCGATTCTTATAATCTGTTTTGAGTAAGGCATACCCTAGTGCTAATCCTTCTCCATTTCCTACTCCAGTGTATGCGTTGTTTTTAGTTCTACTGTTATTTTCAAATAACTCTCTTACTTTTTCTAATTCTATTATTACTTTATCTACTGTCTTATTGAAAGGTATAATAAATATTCTTTCCAGTAGTGGCACTATATCTTTAGGGTCTATTTTATTATCTTTAAAATATTCTAAAATATTATTAAAATACCCGTCTTCTAAATAAGGTACTTTAAATTTAGAAAGAAAGGATGCATTTAAAATACCTCCCCAGTTTGAATCTGTGTACATATGTTCTATATCTTTTGGAAAGAAGATAAATTGGTTTGATTTAAGATATGTACTTATTCTACCTACATCTACATATAGTACTGCGCTTCTTTTTTCTTTTGTCAACTGATGAGTAAGTGTATACTTATCAAAATATCTGAAAGGACTCTCTTTGTACACTCTTATATCTGCTGTAGGTATTGCTTTATTAAGTTTCTCTTTGTCATCTGTGTATACAACTACCTCTACTCTGTTTAATAGGTATTTGTAATTATTAATTAGTAGATCTGTATATTTAGATCCAACCGCTATGACAAGTAATGTATTCATTATGCTTTTATTGCTCTAAACGTACAGGCACTTCTTCCGTTGATTAGAGGCATGCCATGTAAATCATATGTTATAGAGTTTACTTTCACTTTCTTATTTTTAAACCGTCCAGTGAGTATATAATCTCCTGTTTTTATTCCTTGTAGCTTAATCATTTTTATAAAATATATCGTAAATACCTACTCCGAGTAGTACAATCATTAGAATTCCAACTGTGTAATCGTTTATCATAGATTTAATTTATGCATCATTATACCTGAAAGGTCTAATTCTTCTGCTGTTTGTATTAATTCTGTAAATGCTCTGAAGCCCATCTCACTTGGATCTTTGTCGGATAGGTTTATTAAAAATACTCTCTTACCTTGATTTAAAAACTTTTCCGCTATCTGTACTGCTTTATCTCTAGCATCAGTATCTAAAGCTACATATATATCTTGTACTTTACCTACTATTATTTTTTTATACAGTGCATCAGATATACTCTTACCTAGTATAGGTATAGCATTTCGTCTGATTGCAATAGCATCAAACACTCCTTCACATAAAATAATAGGTTGATTCCAGTTGATTAAGTTCTCAAAGAATATTATGTCTTTGGAAGCTTCGGGGTTTTTGTATTTAAAATAGTTCCCATCATAAGTTCGTGCAACAAAGAAGTTGAGTTGTCCGGATTCAGAATAACTTGGGATAATAACTCGTCCTCCAAACTCGCCAGTTGTCGCGTATCCAATGCTATATTTAATAAAATCATTATCGGTAAGTCCTCTGTCATATAGGTATTTTCTAACCATATTCGCTACTACAGACTCGGTAGAAGCTAGATATAGCGGTTGGTATTCTTTTGGTAACTCTACTATAGATAGGCCTTTATATTCTACATAAGTACCTTTTGGTAAATATTTTAAGATATCAGCTGCTTGATCTCTTGGTGTACTCAGCTGTTTTAGTAAAGAGCGGATTGATTGACCTCGAGTTTGGCATACCCAACATTCCCAGAAGTTCTTACCTTCTTCGTTTGTTGCCATATTGATCTCTAATTTAGGTTTGCGATGATTACAAAAAGGACAATGGAAAGCATAATTATCTCTTGCTCTCTTATGACTCTTACCTAAAATATTCTCAATGGATCCTAATAAAAATGTATAATCCATAAAACCAGTCCGTATCTTTTATATAAGATAAGAACTTATTCTGTGATATCCAACTAAAGTTCGTTGTTTTGTAGTAGATCACCAATTGCTGCGGATACAGTTTGGTGTAATAATGTTTTATTATCAATATCTAAATAGTCATGAAGCTTGTTAGTAATTGCTTCTGCCAGTTTAAGAACATCTTCATCAGATAAGTCCAATTGTTCTCTAACTATATATTTGTTATTTTCTAATATTATTTTTGATAGTTTCATAATTTATGCTTTAAGATACATCCATGGGGTAAGACTGAGCGTCGTATCCTTTTTCTCTTAGTGCAGTAATAATATTAAGTACCTCATCACTATCCCATTCAGAATATTTAGGTACTTCCAAGCCTGTGATCTTTTCAATCATATCCATAGCAGCTTTCTGATCATCATGACGTTGTTTTTGACCATCGATTGAAATTGAATACAATCTATTGCCTCCTTCCACGTATGAGAGAGAAATCTTCTTTTCTAATATGATACTACTTAACTTCATTTTACTTGTTCTTTGTATATTTTTACAACTAAGTCACCTGTTCCTTTAATTAAACGGTGGTAGGTCTCTTTAGGTATAAATAGTTTATCTTTTGGGAAAGCTTGAGGTGCCTGGTTATCTAATTGGAATAGCCAATCTGTACCACTAACAATTTCAACATATCGATCTTCTTTGTCTCTATGCCATACTAATTCAAATGAAGAAGTATCTTGAGAGAACTCTCTTAAGGTATAATCGTCTACTATTTGTTCTTTATATGGTAACATTGTTGCAGTTAGGGCATTTGTAATAAGGTCCATTCTGATTAGAAGATACGAAAATTAATGCAATACCACAAGCTCTACATAAGGTCATTTTACCAGTAACCAGAAAAGTTAGCTGAGCCTCCTAAAGATTTCCAGTAGCGGCCAATATTACAGGACCAGTACCCTGCTTTAGTTTTGTCTTTCTTAGTAGCACATTTATGGCGTGCTGCAAATGATGCTCTTGCACCTTTCTGTTTAAACTTGACTGAAAGACCAGTATCTCCAAAAGATACTTTTTTTACATTTCCTTTCTTTGACTTAACGTAGACGTAGAATTTTTTACTTCCACCTCTTTTAGGTTTATTAAGAGCAACCTTTTTTCCTTGGTACTCTAATTCATTCATATAGTCCACAGAAGCTTTTAACATTTCAAATCCATTATAGTCAAATGATTCGTTTTGTACTGTTACAGCTTTTCTAAAGTTTTCCATATTGATAGTACCACCAATTGATTCAACTAGCTCTTTAATTAGATCGTAGTCAATCATTTCATCAATAGAAGCAGCTTCATCAATAGTATCTTCATTTTCAATCATACTATCAATCATACACCCGATTTCAAAAAGAGGGTTAGCTTTACCGGCAGACATCATAGGTAAATCTAAAGGAACTTTCATTCCATTATAATCCCCATACTCTCCAATATCGGTAGTTTCTAAAAGTTCTAAATCTTCTTCTTCTAACTCTATTTCCTCGTTGCTAAGAGCTTCTCTAGCTTCAGCGAATAATTGTATAAAGGCAGGAGAGTTATATCGGTAGACATGCTCATGTAATGAGAGTCCATTGTCTATATGATACTGTAGCGATGGATATCCTATAAGTTCTTTTAGTTTTATCATAAGTCAAAATCTTTTCTGTAGAATTTACCTAAAACGTTATCGTTGATATAATTATCACGAGTCTCAAGTACTTCGTTTATAAATAGGTGTTTACATTCATAATACGTTAAAAGCTTTTTAGTAGGTACAAATTCTAATATCGTCCTAGTAAAATCTTTAGGTTCACCTTCTTTTACTAACTTTAATATTTCTTTTTGAGAACCATAATAAGTCTCCCAATCTGATTCTGTTATTATTTTCTGTTTAGCAGGAGTCCTGCCTCCAATACCTTTTTCTTTTCTCTCTAATCTTAACTCTTCTAATGCTCTTTTTCCTAGTCTTTTGTTACGTTCAAAAAAGAGAACTTTTTTGCCAATATATTTGATACCAGTTGGGATGTGTTTTGTTTCGTAGATAAAGCCATAGGTGCCCTTAGGCATGTCGTTTATCTCTGTGATCATCCTCCCTTGGTACCACCAAGTCGGGTTTGTCATTTCCATAGTTTTTGATTTTGTCTCTAGAGCTGCTTAGATTTTAGCTCATCGATTTGTAACTGCTGCTCCTTAATAGCTTCTATTAATAACGCGACAATTTTTTCATAACTTACTGCTTTGTAGCCCGAGTCTCTTGTAGTAACAAGTTCAGGAAGGACTGCTTCAATATCTTGAGCAAGTACTCCTATATCGTGACCAGTTTTAGAAGTCACATCTGATATGTTTTCTTTCCAATCAAA